CGGAAGCTTAATTTCATAATGAAGTGGTTCAATTCTTGGAATACTATTAAAAAATTTTCCTACCACATCTACTCACCACAGAATCTTGTGGATCCTTGGGTAGCTAAGGCTATGGAAATTTGGGACCCTGTTAGACATGAGCGACTATCAGAGTTTTCCAAGAGTGGAGCAACAATGTATGAAGTAGAGGAAATTTTAGAGCAAATTTATTCTGAGGATAGAAATTTTTCTCCTGAATTGGACTTAATGGAGAGTGAAGCGCTTAGAATTGCGGAATTGAATACCCTGGGAAGGTTTCAAAAAGCAGTTGGACGCGTTGAACCTGTTACTTTGGAAAAAGCAATGGAGCGTATGCATCATGATACGTCTGCAGGTGCTAGTTTCCTAGGTTTCAAAAAAGGTGCTGTATTGCCTGAAATTTACAAGAAAGCGAGTGAAATTTTCCTGAATGCCAAGATTGGTAAGCAGCAAACTGTAGCTCCGACCATGGTTGCGACTCGTGGACATTTACACCACTTCACTTCTAAGAAGAGAAGGTTGACGTTTATTGTTCCAGCTGAGATAATTGCCTTAGAGATGATGTTTGTTCGTCCCATTACGGATAAGCTTTTGGAAAACCAGAAGTATAGTCCAATGATGTTTGGTAAGAACTTACTTGTAAGGTTGCGTGACTTAATTCGAAAACAGTATGGACCTAAGTCCGCTGTTGCTTCTCTTGACTTTTCTTCCTTTGACAGGACTGTTCCGGTCTTTCTTTTGAGAAGGGCTTTCGCTATTGTCCGAGAGTTGATTGATTTCGATCATTGGGAAGGAGTTTCCTTACGACCGAGTGAGGTGAAGAGGTATTCAAGAGTGTTAGATATGTTGGAAGAGTATTTCATCAATACTCCAGTCATGTCTCCGTCTGGAAAACTGCTCATTATTGAGGGAATGGTTAAATCTGGTAGTGGCTTTACGCAACTTATCGATTCTATCGTTTCCACTCTGATTGTAGAGATGATTTGTGCAATGTCTGGTTTGGGAATTGCAGATCTTCATGTCTTAGGTGATGATCAGTATGTAGCATTAGGCCAGTACCCAAATTTGGATTCCTGGAGTGAACGCATTGGTCGATGGTTTAGAATGAAACTGAATGTTGAGAAGACGAGGTTGTTTTCAGGTCAGCGGTTTGAAAAAGAGTTCCTAGGTTATACCTGGGTTGACGGTTTTCTTCACAGAAAAACGTTTGACTTGTTCAATATGTTGATCCATCCAGCGAGTGTTGTCGATTCTTTAGAAAAAAGTGTGTCAAGGTTCATTGCATACATGTTTCTAGGAGGTGTTAACGATTTAGAGTTTTGTAAGTTTTTTGAATTTTATCAAAGCTGCTATGACATCAACGGGGAAATGGAGTATGTCGAAGATTTTGAAGCAAGACGTAAACGAGTTTACGGAGGGCAAGAAATTCCAAGAAAAAAGATCATTGATTACACAAAGAACGATTTCTTATATGGTTTGTTAACTGTAAAAGACTAAACTGAC